TTCAACGACAGGTCCGTTATGCCAAACAGTTGCCCCATCGACAAGACGGAAACCACCAATAAGATCGTCTTCATCAGTTTCAATAGTAATGTTTACACGGATCAATTCACGACCAAGTTGAGCACATGCCTGTTCGACAGAAACAGTCTTACCGTTCCCAGAAAGACCAGTAATGAAGGTGGGATAAAACAGACCAGACTTGATGATTTTCTTCACATCAGAAAAGTTCCCGAACGGGACATATTGTGCATCTTTACTAGGTACAAGGTTCATTTCTTCCCGATCGGTAAATTGTTCTTCAAGTTGTTGACGCGCCTCAGTCACAGTCAAAGTATACACACCACGACCAGACTTATAAGGTTCCAGTCGTTTACAGATAGTTGCAAGAGAAACAGTAGCAGTCTCGGAATATTCTACAAGTTGTTTACGAGTTACGTTACTACCATATTGGGAAGTCAGTTCTGCAATCATTTGTTCAGCGGTGGTCATGATGTGGTTCCTTTGATTACTTGGCTATTATACACGGGATTGGGACCCCAAAGGGTCCCAGTGGACACTACGCGATCTGGTCCACAAACTTAGAGAGTACAACTTTGTTGAGCATTTTAGTCTTCATGTACTTACGGAATTGATTGCGAAGTTTGTTCTTGGAAGAATTGTGGTCTGCATCAATAGATGCTTGTTCACCTTTGAATTCAGATCCATTCTCAAGAACATAAAGTTCATCGTAACCCATATCAGTTACAGTAAAGCACTTGTCAGATTTCCACTTCTTACGATAATCCAAGTTTTCAGATTCACTGTTGTCACGAACAGAACGCATCAGATAACGAAGATCATTCATGTTATCTGCAAGTCGGAAACCAACAACTTTAGAACCAGTCATCCACTTGTAATAATCAAGAATACTGGTAGTCACATTGTAACCAATAGTGTTCCATCCAGAATCGCCAATAATGTTGGTTTTAACAAATCCAGTTTTAGGATCCTTCAGACAAACGTTGTACATATCACTGATGTAAGCGAGAGAACGACGACTAACATAGGTTTTGTCTTCATCTTCAACAACTTTGTTATATTGAAGATGATTGGATTCACCGTCAGTAAGGAACACAGTGTTTACTTTGTCAACACGATGCTTTTTCTTGAACTGGTTGTAGCAGTAAATTGCAGAGAAAATACAATCATTCAGAGGAGTACCTCCAAGTTCATACTTACGATAATCACCACCGTAACCACGATAGTCAATCATCTTCATGAGATTCCAGATACGAATAATTTGTTTCTCAAAGTCCTTACCTTTAATATCAGAATTGAAGAACTCAATCAAACGAAATTTACTGAAGATAGAAATCTCATTACCAGAGTTATTCACATAAGCATTTTTATGTTCGTAAGGATTGGACTGATCGCTGAAAGCAAATACTTGGAAAGGAATACTTACTTTCTTGCAGAAAGAAATCAAGTTGAACAGTTGTTTGATAGTTCCCTCCAAGGAGTTTGACATAGAACCAGACCAATCAACATACATGATCAGACCATGACTCTTACCAGTAGGAATAACATTAGTCTTCTTGAAGATGTCTTCGGACCAGCGATAAGAGAACAGTTTGTTAGTGTCAATCACACCAGTTTTAGCAACACTGGAACGAGAATATTCATCTGCACGTTTCTTCATCTCAAACTCTTTGATGAGATAAGAAACTGCTTTGTTACTTTCCTGTTTGAACTTTAGGTATTCATTACGCCATCCTTCATAAACTTTATCCATGTATTCGTTTTCTTTACACTGATCCACATAAACTTGATCCATATCTGTGGAAAACTCAGACACAGGAACAATATGCTTTGACCAGTCAACCTGAGGGGGAACAAGGTAAAGACGTTCTTTGGAGTTCTGATCAATCAGTTTACGTTGATTATCAGACCATGCACGATCAGTAGATGATTCTTCTAGTTCATCACCATACTCTTCATCATCAAAATCCTCGTCACCAAACTCTTCATCGTCATCCCAATCAAAATCAGCATCACTATCAAAATCTTGTTGAGATTGTGGAGTGTTATCCGATTGCACAAAATCACCAGACTGTGGTGTATGTTCGTCATTTTGTTTGACTTCTACATCAGCAAGTTTTTCCTGAGGTTTCTTCTTACTGCGAAGATACTCTGCAATCTTTTTGCAGACTTCGATCACATCATCAAAAGTTTCAGTTTGAGAAGTCATCTCAACAAACTGATTCTCTTCCTCGGTGAAGGGAATAATTGTGGATACGTTGTGAATACCAATCTTGAAGTGCAGATTGATACGATCAATCAATGCCATCTTGGAAACATCTTCGTCTACGATCTCAAAGAAATCACGATCGTTCAGTTCAGTATAACCACGATAGAAAGACTTAGCGAGACCGAGATACTTTTGTTTCATTAGACGTTCAATACGAGCGTCTTCTACAACGTTCAGGAAAGAACGAGGAAAGTCTTGTTCGGTTACATAGTCACGAGGAGTATAGATTGCGTGTCCAACTTCATGACCCACAAGAAGATCATAGATGTCATTAGTAATATTATCCCAGATCGGAAGATACAGAACGCGAGTATCTACATTGAATGATGCTGTAGGAACATTTGTGTGTTCCACAGTAAGGTTCTCGGTTGCGAGAAGTTTGGCGAGATTACTCTTGACTTCAGTGGTGGACATAGAACCCTCTCGTTGATATGGATATAATACACGAAAAAGACCCCCCGAAGGAGGTCAGTGGACAGTTCTCAGTCTGTCACCTTGGTGAATTTATAGTGACCGTAAGCTGATCCCCATACTCTCTTTTCAGTTTCTATATCAATACCCTTATCATACACATGATAATAATCCTCACCCAGTATCATATTATTTACGACATATGTTTTCTTTTCATCTTTGATCACATAGCAATCACATCCTTCTATACCACCCTCAAACTTATCCCCATCAAAATTGATTATATTATCACAACCAGATTTGTATGTCAGATTCTCTTCGGTGATTTGATCCAAGTTATTAAAACCCAGATGTAGTTTTTTATTTACATCATAGTTTTTAACAATTAATTTATCACCATCGACAACTGGTTTGATAGCAAACTGTCGATATGGAACTTCTTTCCAAACATTTTGTTGTTCGCCATAGAAGAATCCATTGTCAAGTTTGACATGTTTGATTCTAACATATTTGTAAAAGGTCGGTCTACCAAATGCTTGATCTTTATTTTCAAAAACACCAGCAAACCATTCATTAAATTTATCGATCATGATACCGTAACCTTACTAAAGTTTTTAACTTTTTCAAATCGAAGAACTCGATCAAATTTATCTAGCAGAATCTCTCCTTTATGTGAGATAACAAAGATGTTTGTGTCATCATAGATACCACGAATAATTCTCAGGAAATCTTCAGTTCCCGCAACATCAAGAGAAGAATCAAATACTTCATCAAGAATCAACAGGTTTGTATTTGCAGAGTTCTTAAGTTTAGCAATAGATCTCCAAGTGAACATTAGTGCAAGGTCAATTCTCATCTTTTCACCTTCACTAAACGAGGAGTATGTAAAGTCGTCACGATAACGTGACTTGATACTTTCGTTAAACTCTTCATCCAAAGTAAAGTTTACATAGAAATCTAGAGCTTGCAAATACTTATTGATCAGTTGATTCATCACAGGAAGATACTTCTTGATGATCATTGATTTAATCCCACCATCTTTAAGAAGAGTGGATATCAAATCATAGTTTCTACGATCTTGTTTCAGTTCTACAATTGTCTGTTGTACTGAAACTCCTTTGTTTGCAATAGCAGTGAGTTTTTCCTTCTCACCTTCAATATCAACATTATCATTTTCAAGATCAACAATCTCTTGTCTAATCTCATTGACAATTTTATTAGTCGAATTGATGGTGTTGATATTAGATCTGACGGACCAATTTAGATCAGCAAGATCACCATTAATCTTTGCTTGGTTTGAAAGTAGATTGTTGGTTTTCTTCAGTTCGGACTTGTACTTTTCCACAATTGAATTTGCGTCATCAATAATTTTGATTGATTCAGCGAGTTGATTCTGTTTCAGATCATCTGATAATGTTTGAGTACACTTGGGACAAGTATCGTGATCTTTAAAGAAGTCTTGTTCCTTTTCAGTTCTAGCAATCAAGTTCAAGTTTGTATTGATTTCTTTCTCTAGTTTTTTAATCTGAGTTTCAATACCATCAAACTTTTTAAGTTGTTCTTCTTTCTCGGAGATCTGGACATAGAGTTGATCAATCTCTTCATTAACTTTCTGGATACCAGATTCCAGTTCTATAATCTTATCTTTCTTTTGAGTGATTGTTTTCTTTGCAGTCTTCTCTAAAGTTTTGATATGAGACTTTTGCATATCAGCTTTCTCTTTGAGAAAGTTAATTTCAGATTCAAAGTGTTTCAATTCTTCTGTAGTGGTCTTGACCCTTTCTTTGAGAATCACATTCATTGTAGAGAAGATACGAATATCTAGAAGATCTTCAATAATCTCCCTACGAGATGCAGCTGGTAACTGCATGAAAGGAACAAAGGTGGAAGAACCAAGAACAACAATCTGAGTGAATGACTTGTAGTTAAGTTTCAGTACAGATTGTTCAAACCATTTCTGTTGATCCACAGCAGAAGATGATTGATCCAGAATCATCCCATTCTTGTAGATCTCAAAAATATTTGGTTTAATCCCACGACGAACTTTCCACTCAACAGATCCAACAGAAAACTCAACTTCAGCAACACAATCCTTCTCATTGATGCTGTTGATAAGTTGATTCTTATTTACCTTACGAAATGACTTGTTGAACAGTGCAAATACAATCGCTTCAATGATTGTACTCTTACCAGCACCATTCTGACCAATGATCAGAGTAGATCCATGGTTACTAAGATCAATTGTAATCGGGGTGTTCCCTGCGGCAAGAAAGTTCTTATAAGTGACACTCTTAAATAAAATCATATGAGGGGAAGTGTGGGGGGATTACAAAATCGTCGGGTGTAATGATGACGTAATTATACCCGAAACGATCACATGCCGCAATGGCCTGTTCTGCTTCAATTTCAGTAGCGCTCAATGCGGGGAAATTATCTGCCTCTAAAAGACCGATGTAACGTTCTGCATCATCCTCTTCCTCAAAGATCTGGAGAACTTTTTCTCCATCTTTGGTTTCTACAGCATATGCACCTTCTTCATCTGCATCTTTTAGAGTTAGTATATACATCACTGAACCTCACAGGCTTCTACATAGATGGACTTAATTATGTTCTTGAGATCTGCTTTGTCAAGGGCAATCTCTGTCTCTTCTATGTATCTGTTAAGGATGGTAAGGGTATCCTCACCTTCTAAGTTTTCAGAATTTTCATCAAAGTTCATATTCTGATCTTCAATAATCTTAAGATCGTGAATACCAACATCGTAAAGTTTTTCAATAACTTGTTCAAACAGATAATTGTCTGTTCTTTCCTCTACGATGATCTTGATATATGAATCTTTGAATTCCGAAGCATCAAAGTTTGTGTAGTCTACTTCTCTATCATTATAGAAGAGTTTTCTGAACATACGATATGGATTTCTAACGAATCCCAGTTTCAGTGTTTTAGGATCTAGAAGATGAAATCCTCTTTCAGCTTTATAATCATTCCAGAACAGTTCGTATGGATTACCAAGATACTTGATGTTACCACGTTCTGATTTGTGATGGAAGTGTCCAGATAGAACCTTTTCAAACTTACCAAATACATCTGGTTTCAACCCACCCTCAAATGTATGACCTGGGATTGCTTGGAAACCATCAATCTCTAGATGACCCATGACAATCTTGGAGTCAGTTTCATTCAGATGTTTAAATGAAGACTCTTTGTTCTCGGAGTTAATCCAAGGGAGCATCGTGATCTTCAGTCCCTCAACTTCAATATCAGTTACTTCACTATAGATATGCACATTGTCATACTGTTCTAGAAGAAGTCCTGGTGTATTGATTGAGTTGGTATTCTTGTAGTATGCTGTGTGATTACCAACAATCATGTGAACTTGGATACCTTCGGCTGCAAGTCTATCGTAATAGTTCTTCTTGATACGATACCATGCGCCAAGATCAATACCTTTACGATTATCAAAGGTATCACCAAGGTCAATAATATTTTTGATTTTGTACTTCTTCAGTGAAGGGAAGAATACATTCTCATAAAATTTTAAAAAATATTCCCAGAAAATCTGAGAGTTTTTACGACCATCTAAATGTTGATCAGTAATCAGAGCAATTGTCATCGGTTCTTCATTTCAAGAGATTCTTTGATGCTGTTCATAGCTGACGAATCATATCCTACCACAGAACCATCTGCAGTAAACACTTCATCAAATCCTGACTTCTCTAGGATACGAGTCTTAATATCAAGTTGTTTCTTTTCTCTTTGAATCCTACGTAGGAAAGCAAAGTAAATGATCTGAGTAAAATAAGCAAATGGATTCTGTGATTTCTCTGGATCAAAGTTGTCAATGTACTGAAGACAGTTTTCAATCCCATCACAGATCATATCGTCTTTGAACATGTAGTTGACAAAGTTAGGACGATATGATAAATGTGTCGCAATCTTTAAGAAACAATCGCCAATATACTCAGGAACCCTAGGTTTGGGTTGACCCTTGGTTTTAGCAATAGCAACATCATGACGATAGTCAATCAGTGCTGCAAGAAACTCTTTGTTATTGACGTAGTGTTCTTTTTTCTTCATGAGACATATTAGTTCTTTTAATTGTTACCAGTATAACACAACAGTCAACACTTGACAAGTGGCTCTAAAATCAGTAGAATAACTCTGTCAGGGTTGAAGGGAACATTTAGCTTTCTTTAAATAACTTTTCTAAGCTTGTTCTTGCATCTTGGATCTTTGTTTTAAATCCCATCTCTTCGTTTAAGTGGACCTTATTACTGTTGTCTCCTAGGAAATATTTACGAACGGTTCTCTCATATATTTTTAGTATTCTATCATCAGCCTCATAGACAGTAACTGTCTTTTGTTTTTCAACAAAGAAAATGTCTTCTTTGGAGAACTTAGCCCAAGGTCGTAGCTCTACCTTAACCATTTCTCCTGCAGGAGTTTCAATTATTTCTTCTTCAATGGTGAAGGGATTTTCAATTACAAATCCATCTTCATTCTCACAGACCATTACATTGCCAATTATCTCTTCTCCATTTAGTAGTTTTATAACTCCTGGAAATTCGTTCATGTTTCCTTTCTCCTAAAGTTGATTGGAATAATTTCATAATTAAAGTTTTCTTGAGAGTATATTTTAACTCTCTCTATCATGTGATTTAAGGTATAATTTTTTCTTTCATTCTTAGAAAAGTCATCGGCAATATCAAATAGTTTTGCTGAATCCTTTTGTTCTCCTTTTCTAAGTGCTCTACCGATTGACTGTAAGTTTCTTACCCTAGATTTACTAGGACTTGCAAAGATAATATTGTGTAATCTTTTTATATTAATACCAGTTGAGAAAGTACCGTAGGAAGCGATAATAATTGCATTGTTCTCAGATTCTGTAATTCTTCTCACTTCTTCTCTGTCTTCTGTGTCAACCCCACCATGGACAAAGAATACTTTTCTACCTTCCTCTACACTGCTATTTATCATATCGTAAAGTACCTGACCATGCTTCTCCACATAAGCAAATAGAATCAGTGTATTACCAGTTTGATTCAAGGCAAGTTTTTTAATGAAATTGTTTCTCTTTGGTAGAGTGCAAATATAATCCATCTCTTCTTGATATGACTCAAAGATATATGGTTCATGTTGCAGCAAAAGAACACTGATGTTTAATGCAGATAGATATCCCTTATCAATCAGTTGTTTAGTCTTCACAACTTTATTAACTGGACCAAATAATCCTTCCAATACAAGTTGATTCGTATTTGATCCATCTAGTGTTCCTGTGAATCCAATACGATGTTTGCAATTGTGTAACTTAGTCATGATATTAATCAATGACTTTGCTTTGAATTGGTGTGCTTCGTCTCCAATTACACAATCAAACTTTTCAAAATACTGTTTTGGCATCTTGTAGATAGATTGCCATGTAGTAATCGTTACCTGTTTACTAGTTTGTTTATCCTTACCTGCGTATATCTTGTGACAGTTATCTTCCGATGACCATCCATAACTATCAAAATCACCGCATAGCTGTTCCACCAGTGACGTTGTAGGGACGATGATCAAGACATTTGACCCCTTGGCATCAAAATATCTTGTAATTACGTAAATCATCAGCGATTTGCCAGAAGCAGTTGGAGATAATAGAAGTCTCCTGTTGTACTTCAGTGCTTGAAAGATTGCATTGTACTGATAATCTCGTACTTTGAAAGGTATGTTTAGATGTTTAACATAATCAACTACTCCCTGTGGGCTAATGAAGTCATTTGATTCTCTAGGTAATCCGTAAAATTTGTTATCTAGATCTTCATAAGTGTAATCTCTTTGTTCTAACCAATCGGTCAAGTAATCATAGAGACCACAATAAATTTTTCCGTCTCCTGGACTAAACAATTTGATAGTTCCATCCCACAATCTTTTCTTATATGCGGGCATGAACTTTGCACCTGGAACCTCAAATGTGAAATACTCTGATAACTCGTATTTAATGTGAGGTTCACACTCAATTGTCAAGTAAACTTCATTGCGCTTTTGGATAGTTACGTCAGACATCAAATACTTCCTTGCATAAATTTCTGCCAATCAATGCTATTCTTGATTTGAAATCCTCGGTTGTTAATACAACTTAAAACTTTTTCAAGAAAAAACATGATTTCCTCATAATAATTTATGCGAGCAGAAGCAGTCTGTATTTCTGGATCGGAATCCATATACAGTGGGAGATCTTGTTTGAGTATCTTTAAGTCAAAGGGATTTTCTTGATATACTTCTGGACTAGCCTTTCCAGTGTAGTATTCAAATTTTTCACGCAGCAAAACCTTATACTCTTGTTCTTTCTTGATCTTCAGAAGTTTTACATCAGAAAGATAGTTGAGATACTTACTATGCAGTTGTGGAATTTTAAGTGATTCTTCGTCTAATAATTCATTATCAATTCTAGAGTCTTCAGCCCATTGGGATTTAATATCGTCAAGTGTAATCATACATAAAACTCAATCGTAAAGTATGTAGGCCCTACGGAATTGTTACCGTTGTTGAATCTGTAGCGGATCCACCTCTTCCTTGTGCTGTGATAGTATATGTTACTGCACCAGCAGAAACAGTAGACCTTAGAATATCATGAGTTCCATTTTCAAGAGTAACCTCACCAACACCTTGATCAATTGTTAATCTCTGTGCATTAGTTGAAAAATAACGGAGTCTAATTACATTATCTCCATTCGCATTTTGAGTTAGTTCTGATGTTATAGATGTAGTCGGTGCTGAGTAGTCTGCGGTATCGAATGCTGGTTTACCAATTTCATTAATTTCAAAAATAGAGAATTTAAAAGTTGCATCTACAGCAAAGTATTCGGTGTCTGTATATGTAGAATCAAAGTTAAGTCCACCCAATGATACTGGGAAAAGATCTTTGAAATAAATCTCAAATTTTTTATTGAAATTTGAATCTAATATGAATATTACGCCATCACTATATTGTTTTTCTATGTAAGAATCGCCGTCAGAAAACTCTGTCCAGTCTTTTGCTGATTCTGGATGACCAAGATATCTGATCCAATTATGGATTGACAAATAATTTTTTAAATCCTCATCCACCAAAAATCTAACTGTAAGATCATCATAATTTACTTCATCACCTGGTTCTGGTAAAGTATTCCATCTTGTAGCTTGGGTAGCTACCGACAAATTCTGTGATGGGATATTTGCCGATTGACAGTAAAAA